AGTGGGCTCAGGCTCAGGGGTTGGCTCTGGCTTCGGTTCATCTGTGGTTTCAGGCGTTGGCTCTGGAGTGGGATCGATTGGTTGAGTTTGCTCAGGAGATGGCTCAGGAGTAGGTTCTACAGTAGGCTGCGGACTTGGATCAACAACTGGTTGATTTGCTGCAGCTTGTGCTAATGCAGTAGCAATTTCTCTGGCTAACTGTTCCTCATAATATAACCAAGCATTGTCAATTGCATTATTCATATCAATAATTGATTGATCATACACAGAAATAGAATTATTTTTAGCAATTAAAGCATTTGTGAGGTTTTGAGTAGCAGTTGTGAGGTTTTCATTCTTTAATGTGAGGTTTTCATTAAGAAGTGTGAGGTTTTGAACAGAACTATTATAAATAAATAATTTGTCATTATATACTTCTTGAGCCTGAGTCTGAGTTAAAACTGCTGAATTATATGAATCAATTTGCGCTTGTGTTGCTCCAGAACCAGAAGAAAATGTATTTAAATCACAACTAAATCCTACGCCCCATCCTCCAGTATAATCGCATCCTGCTCCAGTCCATCCTCCAGGAATTGCCCATCCAAGATGATAGTACCCTGGACCTCCGCCGTTATACCACCAAATTTCTACATCTAAAGTTTTATCTTGACTAACGTCATATATTGGAGAGAATGGACTCCATGTGCTGCCTTGCTCTCTCCAGTTATTTACTGCAAGCTCACCGTTAACATACATTCTAAATCCATCATCAGTATATCCTGCAAAATAAGTTGAAGTCCAATGTGATGGCACAGTTATTGTTCCAGTAAATTTAACAATTATATTTTCATAATATCCACAAACTGGAAGACTCATAGAGTTTGAATTCCAAGTACCACTGCATATAAAAGCATCTGGAACCGCAGTACCGTTCCATGTTCTGGTAAGGTGGTATACAGTATATTGAAGACCTGCACCGCCAGCAGATTGAATATTTAACTGTGTTGTTTGAACATTAAGATTTGCAACTTCTAAAGCATTCTGTGCGTTATTTTTATTTTCTAGAGCTGTTGAAACCACAGCCGTTTGATCATCTACTGCTAATTGTGCTGAATTCTTTTCTTCTAATGCTGTTGCTTCTGCTGCTACAGCCGCATCATATGCGTTGTGAGCACTATCTTTAGCCTGTTTTGCGGCTACTGCTGAATCATATTTTTGTTCTGCGATATCTATTAAGGATATAAATTCATCCTTATAATTTAAATCAGATACGCTTTCATTTAATTTTTGTATCTCTTGAGCTGCTAAGCTTAATTGATCATCGCTATAAGAAGCGGGTGTGAGAAACAGCCAACCGAACCCTAAAATTGCGGTTAATGATAATCTCCATAACTTAGTCCTAGTCAACTATAACTCCTAAACAAACTGTTTTGTTTATTTAGTTAATTATATCACTGAACTATTTAGCGTTATCTGTTTTGTAAAAGCCTGTACCCTTAAACTGAATGCCGAATGTGCCAAACTGCTTGACCATTGCAGCACCACACTTGTCGCAAAGCTCTGTCATGGTTGCTTCGCTAAGTGGTTTGTTAACCTCTTTAACGTGATCGCAAATTACACATTTGTAATCGTATGATGGCACTTCGTCTCCTTAATTTTAAATGAGCAGTTTAAACACATGCTCAGGTGTATCCTAAGGCGTAACTATTAGCCCGTGCCCCATCCGATGGGACAGAACTATTATACCTTACTTAATTTTGACTGTCTTAGGCTTTTTATCTTCAGGTACAATTTTTTCAACTGTAATAGAAAGCAAGCCATTCTTTAGCTCAGCACCAGTCACTTCCATATATTCACCCAGCGCAAATGTGCGGGTAAACTTACGAGCAGCGATCCCCTTGTGAA